TCCGAGGCCCGCTCCGGCGGGCCTCGGTCGTTCCAGGGAGGCGCCATGACCGAGGAAGAGCGGGCGGATCGCATCCGCGCCCTCGAGCGCGAGCTCGTGGGCTATGAGCAGCGCGGCCTCAAGGACCGCGCGAAGGACGTCGAGAAGGCCATCGCCGCGCTGACGGGCGACGTCACGCCCCAAAAGCGGGCCGAGCGGCGGCCGCGCGCTCAGGGCGAGCAGCGCAGTGGCTGACTTCGTGTTTCAACATCGCCAAGGGGCGAGTGGTCGAGTACTTCAATCGGGTCGATACCAACGACCCGGCGAACTCGGCGCTCATCGTCGTTGTGCTCGCGACCTCGGGTCTTGAGACGGACGCCGTGCTCAAGGACAAGGACGACTTGGCGGCCGTGGTCTCCGGGACCACCAACGAGGTCACGAACACCGGCTATGCGCGCAAGACGCTGACCGATGCCGACATCACCATGCCGGCGCCAGACGACACCAACGACCGCTTCGATCTCGACATCGCGGACCAGACCTGGACCGGCGTCGCGGCCGGCGACGGCTGGTCGAAGCTCCTCGTCTGCTACGACTCGGACACCACCGCCGGGACCGACAGCAACATCGTGCCGCTGACGGCGCATGACTTCGTGCTCACCCCGGACGGCTCGGACATCACGGCCGTCATCGCCAGCGCAGGGTTCTTCCGGGCGAGCTGATGGGCTGGACTCTGGTCACCGGTGCACTCGCGAACGCGGCCTCGAAGGCGAGCTCGGCGACGCTCACCACCGGCACCCTCTCGGCCGGCGTCTCGGCCGGGAACCTGGTGCTCGTGGCGGTGGCCGGCATCACCCAGTCCACCAGCATCTCCTCGGTCACCGACACCAAGTCGAACACGTACACGCAGCTCGCCGACCTCGACCTCGGCATCTCGCGCTCGGCGATCTACGGCACGGTCGTCACCAACGCGCTGACGACGAGCGACACGATCACCGCCAACTGGGCCAGCGCGGTGTCGACGCGGGTGATGGCCGCCTCGAGCTTCTCGGGCGGCACGCTGACGAAGACCGGCTCGACGCCGGCCTCGGTCGAGGGCAGCGCGAACACGAACATGAGCGTGGGGCCGACCGCGGGCAGCGTGCCCTCCGGCGACCTCCTCTTCGCCCAGTTCACCTCGACCAACGCGACCGACACCTGGACCTTCACCGCCGGCGCCAACTACACCACCGCCCACACCGCCACCACCGGCAACTCCGGCACCAACCGCTCGATCGGCACCGAGTACCGGGTCGCGCCGACGACCACGACCTACTCCGCGACCGCCACCCAGGGCGGCTCGCGTGCCTACGACGGCGTGCTGCTGGCGCTCGCGGCGGCGGTGCTCTCGGCGGCAGCCGGCCAGACGAGCGAGACCGACCTCGCGCAGACCATCGCCCGGCTGAAGTCGAAGGCGGTCGGCCAGGCGGCCGAGACCGACCTTTCCCTGCCGATCGAAGCCGTCCAGTCCGGCACGGGGCTCTCGGCGGCGGTTGCGCAGGCCGCAGAGACCGATGCGGCGCAGGCGTTGGCGGTGCGCAAGTCGCTCGCCGCCGGTCAGGCGAGCGAGGTCGACGCCGCCCAGGCGCTCGCCCGGACGAAGCTCCGCGTCATCGGCCAAGCATTCGAGGCCGACGCGGCCCAGGGCGTCAGCGTCCGAAAGCTGAAGGCGCTCGGCCAGGCGAGCGAGGCTGACGCGGCCGGCAATGTGCTGGTGCTACGCCGCCTGACGCTCGGGCAGGCGCTCGAGGCGGAGCTCGCCCAGTCGCTCGGCCGCCTGAAGCAGCTAGGCATCGGGTCCACCGAGGAGACCGATCTCGCCGGCGCGGTCACCAGGGGCGGCATCGCGGGCGTCGTGATCCTCTCGGACGCTGCCATCGCGGCGGTGGCGACGGTGCTCGCGCCACGAGCGACCGCCGAGCTCGCCGCCGAGGCGGTTGCAACGCTGGCGCTCCAGGACGCGGCGGTCGCCTGATGGCGCGCACCGTCGTTGCGCTCGGGACCGGGGTCCGCGTCACCGGGACCTTCCGGGTCGCCGGCGTGGCGACCGACCCGACGACCGTCACGGCGTCGATCCGCTCGCCGGCCGGCGCGACGACGACCTACGAGTACGGCGACGACGTTGAGCTCGTGAAGGACTCGACCGGCGTCTACCACGTCGACGTCGATCCGACGCTGGCCGGCCGCTGGGTCTACGCCTTCGCCGGCAGCGGCGCGGCTCAGGCCGCCGGTGAGGAGATCTTCATCGTCGAGGACAGCGAGGTCTGATGCCCTGGGCTCCGGTCTACGCAACGGTTTCCGACCTGAAGGCCGCGCTGGGGATCACGGACACCGAATCCGACGCCGAGCTCATGTACGCGCTCACGGCCTCGAGCCGGCTCATGGACCAGCACACCTCGCGCCAGTTCGGCCTCGTCGAGGTCGCCGCGGCCCGCTACTACCGTCCGCAGTGGGATCGCCGGCGCGGACGCTGGTACGTCGCGATCGACGACCTGATGACGACCGACGATCTCGTCGTCAAGACCGACGACGGCTCCGGCGCCTTCGCGACCACGCTGGCGCTGGACAGCGACTACCGGCTCTATCCCTGGAATGCCGCCGCCGACGAGCGGCCCTGGACCTCGCTCGCCGTCGACGCCGGGGTCACCTTCACCCAGGGCGGCACCGGCTCCTTCGCCGACCGCGCGCTCGAGGTGACCGGGCTCTGGGGCTGGACGACCACGCCGACGACCGTGATCCAGGCCTGCCTGCTCCAGGCTGGGCGTCTCTTCAAGCGCAAGGACGCGCCGTTCGGCGTGGCGGGGAGTCCCGAGATCGGCTCCGAGATCCGCCTGCTCGCCCAGATCGACCCCGACGTGGCGGTCCTCCTCGACCCGTTCCGCCGGAACTGGGGCGTGGCGTGAGCATGAGCGTCGGTGCGGTCATGGATGGGATCGGCGCGCGCCTCGCCACGATTAGCGGCCTACACGTCTACGACTACCCGGCCGACGCGGTCGCGGTGCCGGCGGCCGTGATCCGCTTCCCGGAGCTGACCTACGACGCCACGATGGCGCGCGGGGCCGACCGGGCGACGTTCCCGGTGAGCGTCCTGGTGAGCAAGGTCTCTGACCGCGCCGCCCGGGACGCGCTCTCGCTCTACCTGAACGGGACGGGCGCCAGGAGCATCAAGACGGTGATCGAGGCCGACCGGACGCTCGGCGGCGCGGCTCAGTCGACGCGCGTCACCGACGTCGTCGTCGAGGCATTCACCGTCGGCGGCGTCGAGCTCCTCGGCGCGACCTTCAATATCGACGTGGTCGCGTAGGCCACAGGAGGGCTGAGCAGTGGCGTTTGTGCATGGGAAGGACAGCGTCTTCACGGTCAACTCGAAGGATCTCTCCGCCTACCTCACCCAGGCCGATCTCTCGAACTCGGTCGACATGGCGGAAACCTCGACGATGGGCAGCGAGGCCAAGAGCTACATCAGCGGCCTTTCGGACAACACGATCTCGATCGCCGGGTTCTACGACTCCACCGGCACCAGCGGCCCGGATGCGGTCCTGAACGCACTGGTCGGCAGCGACAGCTCGACGACCTTCGAGTACGGCCCCGAGGGTGGCACCAGCGGCAAGGTCAAGTACTCCGGCAGCTGCTTCCTGACGAGTTACAACGTGACCGCGCCGATCGGCGACGTCGTGGGGTTCGCCGCCGACTTCCAGACCACCGGTGCGGTCACGAAGGGCACCTACTCTTGAGCCTGCCGACGATTGCGCCGCAGACGGCGGTCGTCGAGCTGGAGGGCGGCCACAGCGTCAGCGTGCGCGGGCTCAGCCGCGGGGAGGCGCTCGAGATGGCGGCGGTCGGCAATGCCCTCGCCGACGGCGGGACCGACGGCCTGGCCGAGGGCGAGATCCAGCTGCTCGCCTATGGCACCGACACGCCGCTCGACGAGGTCCGCCAGTGGTACGCGACCGCACCGTCGGTGGCGGTGAAACCGATCCTCGACAAGATC